TCCACTAGCTTACGTTGCTCTGCTACTTCGGTAGTTTTTTTCGTATAGTCAGCACCAAGCTGATAACCTTTAATCAATTCAGATAGAGGTACTTCTTTTTCTTCACCTGCGGCTTTAACTACATATGAAGGCTCTTCTTCTTGACTGTCATCTTCTTGTACTTCTGCTTCGTCATCAACTACTTCTTCTACTTGTTCAGTTTCTTGTTGTGGCTCTGCTTCTTGTTCCGATGCTTGTTCAGCTTCCAGTTCACCTGCTCTTTGCTCCGTAGAGTTAGCTGGGGTGTCCATTAAACCTTCAAACGCATTGGCTGCTTGACTTACAGTAAGCGTGCCACTTCCAGAATCTTCTGGAGTCATGGTGTTTTCACTCATTTAATTTTCCTATATTACCTCTATGGGAGGCGTACCAAATGTAGAATTATCTACAATATCTTAAATCGGTTCTCTGCAATTGCTTGACCTGCTGCAATAGCCTCAAGACTACCAATTAATTCTTTAACTGCCGCTATCTTATGATAAGCGTGTTCTCTAATTTCTGTATCAGAAGCGTTAGAGTGTATAATTGTTTCCATATGTACATCAATGATTGATTTTAATATTTCTTTAAAATCGTCATCATTTAAGATGTTTTTAATGTTTTGTGTATTCATTGTTTATTAGTTTGTAAATCCTTAATGTCTTTAAGAGATGCCATTACTGATTTTAATGAATCTGATTTAGATTTTTCTGCTTGTGCTTGAGCATCTGCTTGCAATTTCATTTCTTGCATTTGCAATTCAAGTTGTTTACGAGCATTATCTAATTCCATTTGTTGGCGTTCTAAATCAAGTTTAGCTTGTTCAGTTTGTGCTCTTAATTGTGCTTTTTCACGTTCTACTTGTGCCAAGATTTGTGTAGCTTGTACATTAGAATCTGGTTGTGGTGGTTGTGGTTGAGATAATTGTTGTGCTTGTTCTGGAGTAATTTCATTCATAAATCCAGAAGCATCTTTAAATCCAGCCATGTGAACAAAACGTGCTAATGTATCTCTGTATTGTTTAATATTTACAACAGGATTAGACAAACCATATTGTTGAATAATTTGCTCTTGTTTACCTAAAATCATTTGTAATGTAGATAATTGGTCTGTTCTTGAACCGTTACCTAAACCTACATTGATAGAAATACCATATTCTTCTGACCATTCACGAGGATTAAATGGAATATATTTTCCAGTAATACGAATAGTTCTTTCTTGTTTTTGATATTTGCAAAGCAATCTAAATATAGATTGGAATAATGATTTAACACCTGTTTCTGCAAAGATACGAGCAATAAGTTCTAATTTACCGTTAGCAGCAGATGACATAGTTGATACTGCTGTAGCTGTAGTGTTTTGTAATGAGTTAGGGTCAAGACCTTGTTGTTGGTCAGACACACCTGTACGTTTAGCTTGAACATTATCTAGGTATTCAAGCATTGGGAATGATTGAGCAGCGTTAGATTGTACAGTTAATGGTACAAGTGCATTAGGATTCTTAATACGCACTACACCACCTGCTGTAGATGTGAGTAAATCATCAAGATTAACTTGACCTTCTACTGCACCTACACGATAGTTGTTTGTTAGGTATAAATTATCTAACATTTGGCGTGTAATTGTAGACTTGATAAGTTGCAAGTCCATAGTTCTGTCTGCTAATGAGTTACCAAAAAACTTATGTGGGATTGGTAATGGGCAAATAGAATGAAAAGGGATATAATCACAATCTTCATCACTTAAAATTTCACTAGATGCGTAAACAATCTTACGAAGTTCTGCAACACCATCATTATTGTAGTCTACTTTGATATAACACTCATAAACTTCACACAATTGCATAGAGTGGTCTTGTGACATCATGTCAGTAGGTTGTTCACCACGAGTATAACGTGCAATTCTTTCTGGAGAAAACTCTAAAGCATTTCCAGTAGCTAAACCCTCTACTACTTTAGGGTCAAAACCCATTGCAATTAATTCTGAACGAGTCATCATCTTACGATGTGCACAGAAACTAGATTCTTGAATGTTTCTAGCACGTTTAGAGATAATAAATTCTTCTGGTGGTACGTTTTCTACACGAACTGTACCATTACGAACAGTTTTTCTTAATTTAACATCGTGTGTAGGAATAGGACTATTAGGATTTAAGTTTTCATCTATGTTTTCTTTAGAATCAACACTAATAATCTCTACTTCTGGGTCTTGCATGATAAGTGCAAGCTCATCATCGGTTAAACCTTTGTATGTTTCTTTAGTAATGTTTGTTTCATCATCCCAATATACTTTAACAACACCTACTTTTTCAAGAAGTGCGTCTTTAAACCAGTTATGCAATACGCTAAAACCATCATTGTCTTTATAGAAGACGTGATTAACATATGTAGTAGCTTGATTAGCTAAAGCCTCATCGCCTTCTTTAACAGGTTCAAACTGAACAATGTTTTCAGAGGATGTAAATATACGGATAAGTTGTGGCAATGCACCATCAACAGCTTCTGCTACTTCACCAGTAACAACTTGAGATTTTCCTTCTACTTCGTTACCATAAGGTCTGCGTAAGTAGTACTCTAATGCTTGTTGTCTTTCGCCTGTGGTTTCAGACTGAATAAAACCTAATGAACTCCAGATTTCAGAATCTAGAATAGCCTTAAGTTTGGTTTCATCCATTATATAACCAGATTTGTTTGCTTTTGCCATTGTTATACTATCCAATTTGTGTTTACGTTAATAGGTCTATTCCATTCTTCTGCAGGTGCATCGTCTAAACCTGTTGCAAGGTATCTAAAAGCGTCACTAGCGTGTGATGACCAATCATGTAATGGTCTATCATGGAAGACTGCTCTTTTCTCATCATAATGTCTACGATAGTTGCGTAGAGCATCTAAACCTTGTTTAGTTTTTGGGTCAAACCAGCATCTAGGAATTATTCGTCTAACAGCTTGTATGCCATCAGCAACATTAAAGCGAGGAGCAGTAATAATATGAAGTCCAGCATCTTGTAAAGTCTCCTTACGAGATTTTCCAGTACCCAACTCACGAACTTCTACGTCATGTGGTAAAATATGCTCAAAGTGCATATAATCGTTGTCTTTTAACCATGAAACATAGTAGTCAAGACCTTGACCATGATTTTCCATGTAATCAATAAGACGTATTTCCTTACCAGTTAGCTGTGCTACCCAAATTGCAGTAGAATCAGACATTCCCAAATCCCACGCTGTGTAACTTCTACACAAATCATCTCGTGGAATTTCGCACATATGAGCTTTTTCTTCAATTTCGTTAATTAATTTAGAATAATATGAGCCTTCAACTGGAGAATTGAATGAACATTCAAATTCTTGCATGAATTTGTCGTCACCCATTTCTAATTTTGCTGCTCTTAACTCTTCTTCATTCAAAAGTTTGGTATCAGAAGACTTAAATTCTAATAATTTCCATCCTTGCCCTTCAGAAGCTCTATCTCGTAGTCCTCTAAAGTGATTATTTCCCTTTGGAGTGCCCATTGCAACACAAAAACCTAATCTGTCTGTTAATGCAGGGCGAATAATGTCACTAAATACAGAAGGATTTATGTTTCCTACTTCGTCAATTACCGCACCATCGAGGTAAATACCTCGAAGTGAGTCTGGGTTATCTGCACCGTAGAGAGAGATACGTCTACCCATAAAGTCAACACGAAGTTCAGCAATGTTTACCTTTGCTCCAAGAGGTCTAGTATAGTTCACCAAATAATCCCACGCAATTCTCTTGGATTGATTGTAGGTTGGTGCTACATATGCGTATCTTGGTTCTTTTTTATCACAAGTTAATGCACTATGTATAAGTTGATTAATAGCAGATACTGTTTTACCCATACGTCTGTGTGCCACAACTACAACAAAGCGATTATCTTTAACAGCTTGGTGTATAAGTTTTTGTGGAACTCGTGGTCTATAACCTGTATCTAATGTTTTTTGCGACTCCATATAGGGTCATCGCCTCCTAGTTTAAATTAACACTTCTTCTTGCCAGTACCTTTAGTGCTTTTACCTTTAGATTTTGTTTTCATTATGCTAATTCTGTTACACATACTGTTGATGAAGTTACAGCGGCATCTTTAATATATGCCATTTTATCACCAGCGTTTACTTTAAAAATACTTACTGAATTGTTTGGTATCATCATGCTTGTTGTAATAGAAGCTGTTGGAGCTGTTCCAAAAGATACATGGCAATGACCAAGTGAACAAGATACTCTTACTAGAGTTGTACCTGCACCAAATGCAGTTGAAGCTGCTGTCGTATTACCTACTGCAAATACTTGTGATGTACTTGGTACATAAGCATCTACTAAATTTTCGTTATCATCAAATCGTATGCTACTCATTATTATCTCCTGTTGAATATTCTTCTTTATTACCGTTCTCAAATTTAGCCATCATAAGCATTTTCTTTTGTGCTGAAGTAAGTGGCTTTTTAATTGGACCACCTACTAACCACGCAGAACAAGTTCTGTCAGCAGCACACTTAAAATCGAATAGTTCACAATAACCTAGTTCAGCAGAAGCAATGACTTCTGGTGCATAAGATTCGTCTACAGATTCATCACCTGCAATACCATGAACAATACAATTCATCATCTCTTCAGTTTGGATAAAGGCAGAGCAGTTACCACAGCGTGATTGTTTAGCAATCTCTGGTGTAGTAGCCCATTCGTCTGCACGTTTAGCCCAAAATACTTTATCTTCTATGTTTGGATTTACTGGACCATAGCCTACATTCTTAAATGCCCAATCTCTATTTTTAAGATTGAGTTGAATATCATGCGTGGCTACTGGACATTTCATTTCTTTTTATTCCTTGCTGAAATATTTTTGGCTTTTGCTTTAGCATCTGATTTAGATGAAGCACCCCAAGCCTTTAGGGATAGTAATAATCTTGTTGGCTCACCGTTAGGTTTATGTTCTGGACCTGCCATGTTACCCATGCGAGCTAGAAAGGATGCACGTCTAGGATTGTCACCAGACTTTACAGGTGCTTTTAAAGTACCACCTGTTTGAGCTTTGTAAGATGCACGACCTTTAGCGTTTAATCCGCCTTTAGGATTCTTTCCTTCTTTTTTTTGCCAAGCAGCACTCATTTCTTTTTAGCTGTCTTTGCTGATTGTTTAAATGCTTTAGCAGTAGGAGCACCTTTAGTTCCTACCTTACGCATCTTCTCACCAGAACCTGCAGCTATCCTTTTTTGTTTAGCGTGTATGTTTGCGTATAATCCATTTTTCATTTTAAGTATTTTACCTTATAAATAGTTGAATCTATTAAGTCTGCAATCTCATCTACTAAATTTTGTAATTCTGAATCTTGTGGTAGTTTAGCACGAAGTTCTTTTACTACGGATGATAACTCTTCTAATTCTGCTAATTCGTTTTTATTAGGTAATGAGTAAAATTCTGCGTAATCTTCTAATTGACCATATTTGCCCATATATGCTTCTACAAAGTCATCTATACGTTCTTGAAGTCCTGTATAAAACTCACCTAATGCAGAGTGTATAGAAAATGATTTAGTACGCCAATGGTTAATATGATTATTAGTGACAGCGTGTAGGCACATGAGTGCAAATACAGACGCAGTTTTTTTGTGTTCCATATTATCTACCTAGCAATCTTAATAGCATATTCATATCCATAGGGGGTTGCGTGTTGCGTGCAGACATACCACCTAATTCTGGTAAAACGTTTTGCATAGTATTTTGTGGAGACGCATATGCACCAGAAGGTCTATACAAAGAATATGGTAAAGCGTTTTTAAGGCTTTCCATT